TTATCCGCTAAAGCATGAAATAGTAATTTGTGCTTATTATATTACTAGAGAAGCGACAATAGATAAATCAGGACCAGACATTGCACCAAAAGTATTATATTATTTTGATAGATTAAATGTATTAAATTCAGTTAACCACAATGCATTGTTAGATATAAGTTTAACAACAAAATTCAAGGCAAGTAATAAATATGAACAACCAACTAAACTAGAATTAGGCGATACAATTAAAGCTAATCCTGTAATTCATCCATTAGAGTCAAAAGAAGGCGATATAATCTATGAAGGCAGATTTGGAAATTCAATTAGGTTCGGCAACAATTCTGATAGCGGTAAGCCTGAAATTTTGATTAGAAATGGCCAAAGCTTTGCTATAACAGATAAAAATTTAAGTCCTATATTAGAAGACATAAACAGAGATGGGTCGTCTATATGAATGACAACTGACAGAAGTATACCGCTAACCATTGCATCAGATAATCAAGAATCTTACGAAGCACCATCTGAACTGAATGGTGAACAAATTATAATTACATCCAAAAGAATAATATTGAATGCGAAATACAATGAATTATTAGGATATTCTAATAGTAATATTAATTTTTCTGCCAAAGGTTCGTTTAACATAAATACAGACAAGCAGACGGTGATTAATAGTCCTCAAATTTATTTAGGGTTAGATGCCGAAGAAAAACTTGTTAAGGGTGATACCTTGTTAGATTTATTAGGCCAAATTCTTGATGAGATAACTAAAATCAAAGTATTAACGGGTTCAGGTCCATCATCACCCCCAGTCAATACTCCAAAATTTATTATACTTAAAAACAAACTATCAACCTTTTTGAGTAAGCAAAATTATACATTGTAGGATATTATGATAAATTGAGAATTATTTGAAGTGTCAATGTTGTCTAGAATGAAGGCGTATAGTTTCGCTGATGAAGAGGAATATGCAAAGTATATGTCAAAAACATATCATTACGCAATGATAACTAGTGCCATGAGTACAAGAGGGCATAAGCTACTAAATGCCAATCAAAGTATGTTAGAGGAAATGTGAGTGGCTTCCCTTACTATTGCAAAGTCGGGAAATAGTGAAATAATAAAAGAAAATAGTAAGAAATTATTTAACAGAGGTCTATATTTATATTGACAGGGGGCAATTTTTTCTCCAACGCCAGATATACCCGCAAACATAATTGTGAATTCTGGCAACCCAAATGTATTATTGCTTTATAACACAAACGATAATGAAGCATTTGTAAAGAATTTAATAAAAGAATTAAAAATATATATGAAAACACTTATCGGCACTGGTTGGGTGGGTGTAATTTAAGGAGAATAATAAATGAAAAAGTTAGAATTAAGACAAATGATTAGAGAAGAACTTTTGAAAGAGGGCACCAAAATAAAGGGCGATGTACGAGGAAATATTAAAATGTTAGAGGGACTTGGTATTAAATTAATCGAAGTGGATAAGAATGGGGAATATATTGAAATAACATTTAATGACGGCAAAAGATTATCGTTTGATATTTCCGCAGATAGAGACGGTTATCTTACGGTTGTTGGAACTATACATTAGGAGAATAATAAATGAAAAAATCAAAATTAAGACAAATGATTAGAGAAGTAATAGAAGAGAATAAAAATTATTGGCCATTTCCAGAAGGTAAAACCGAAATATGATATATGAGCCCCAAACATTTTAGAGATGGAATAATGGGATATGATTGGTGCAAAGAAAATGATTGTTTGCCTGACCCGAAAAATCTTAAAAAAACTCATATTTTACTAGGTACAATGCAAGAGGATGACCTTAATAAAATTTTCAGAACAATGCAGGGCGAAAGATGGTCTCCGCAGGGAGAAGCAAGAGATAAAATTAAAAAATTAGGATTAAAACATACCAGCATGAGTGTGGGTGATGTTATTAAAGTGGGCAACAAAGCTTGAACCATAGATAATTTTGGATTCAAAAAATTATAAAGAGAATATATAGGAGTAATAAATGAAACGAAAAGAATTAAAATCACTTATGAAAGAGGCAATTTCAGAAGCATTAGGCGAAAGCTTTATTTCAAATATAGTTGAAATGGTTGTTCAAACAACACAAAAAACAATCAAAACAACCATTGAAGAAGAAATTCAGAAAGCCGTAAAAAAACAATTGGTGGTAGAAAAAAAGACCAGATTAAAAGAAAGCAACGTTAAAAAGGGCGGGGTAAATTCAAAGCCAAAAACACGCAAAAAATCTATTACACCGCTTCCACAAAAGTCTTTAGGAGAACAAGTTAAATTATCCAAAAATCCAATATTTGACAAATTACTAAAACAAACAATGAATAATACGGCTCCCGGACAATTAGAAGATTATGGGACAAAACTCGATGACTTACAACAATTGGGTGCCGACTATAAACAAGGGCTAATAGAGGCTTATGGCGAGTCAGGTCAATTAATGGCAGACCAAGCCCCTAGTCAACAACCGATAGCACAATCAGTTATTGGGTTAAGTGAAAATTTAGGTGTTAATACATTACAAACTTCTGTAATGGACAATAAAGCATTATCTAGTATATTCAAGAAGGATTACAGAAGCACATTAAAAAAAATGAAAGAAAGTTCTGGGGCAGGATTGCCCGAAGCTGTTCAATTTTTTGAAGGGTAAAAATAAATGAAAGATGATGGAAGAAGAATGATTGGATTAAACCAACCAATAATAAATAGTTCATTTGGATATTTTCAGCCTACCGTGACTACTGACGAGCAGATAAAATCTAATTTGAAACATTTATTATTAACAAATAGGGGTGAGAGAATAATGCACTCCAACTTTGGTTGTGATATTTATAAAACTTTATTTGAAAACATTGATAATCTCGATACTCCATTTGAATCATTAATTGACAGGATACATGACCAAGCAAGTCTATGAATGCCGTATATAATATTGCAAGATGTAAAAATAACCATTGACGAATATAATGATAATAAAATTAATTTATCAGTTAAATATTCAACTTATGGAAATAAAGAGGATAATTTGGATGTTGCTATAGTAGTGGCATAATTTTTGGAGAATAATATGGACAAAAAGAGAGTAAAATATCTTAATAAAGATTTTGGAAAGTTAAAAGATGATTTGATAAATTTTACAAAGACTTACTTTCCAAACACATACGGCGACTTCGGGCCAGAATCTCCCGGAATGATGTTTATTGAAATGGCGGCCTATGTTGGCGATGTATTGTCTTATTATATAGATTATCAAATGAAAGAACAAATGTTAACACAAGCCGATGAGAGGGAAAATGTATTAACAATAGCTCAATCGTTTGGTTATACGCCAAAAATAACAACGCCATCAAATGCAACAATAAAAGTATATATGGTTGTACCGTCCGTAAGTACTGCTAGCGCAGAAGAACAAATACCAGATTATAATTATGCCTTAACCATTCAAAGCGGGATGGAAGTTTCTTCGGTGGGGAATAATTCGATAAGGTTTAGAACAGGACAGCCAATAGTATTTAATAATTATGATAATTCAATTATACCAACGGTATACGAAACTAATAAAGCTGGCGCACCAACTTACTTTTTATTAGAAAAAGAAGTTCAAGTATACTCTGCCGAAGTTGCAACCGAAACATATCCAACCCCAACCAATCCAGAAAAATATTGAAAAATGAAATTATTAAGAGATGACATTATTGACATAAAAAGTGTAGTAGATTCTGATGGGTATAGTTGGTACGAAGTTCCATTTTTAGCCCAAGATACAATTTTTATTGATGAGCCAAACATTCATTATGATGAATATAAACCTTATAGCGGTTCGGTTCCTTACTTGCTCAAACTAAAGAAAGTTCCAAATAGATTTATAAAAAGAATTAATTCTAATGATATTACTGAGTTACAATTTGGTGCCGGAATATCTTCTAATCCTGACGAAATCATTATTCCTAATCCAAGCGATTATAATAATATATCCGTTAGTGATATTTCTGGAATTGACAGCGCAATAGACCCATCTAATTTTATGTATACTAAGACATACGGCCAAGTTCCTTACGATACTACGCTAACAATACAATACACTTACGGCGGCGGAATTGATTCTAACGTTAAACAGGGCGATATTACTGAAATATCTAATATTAATTATGATGAGATAGCATCGGGATTAGAGGAAAATGTTGTTAGTACTGTTAAAAGTTCTGTTGCTGTTGTTAATACTACAGCCGCAACTGGCGGACGCTCTTCTGAAACTACAGAAGAAATAAGGCAGAATGCCTTGGCTCATTTTGCAACTCAATATAGGGCAGTAACTAAACAGGATTATATTACGAGGGCTATGTCAATGCCAGCCAAATATGGCTCAATTGCCAAGGTATATATTGCCCAAGATACACAATATAATGACAGAACGGAAGAAATAATTAATCCGTTAGCGTTAAATTTATATACGATAGGATATAATTCAAATGTTCAGCTTACTTCGTTAAATTCGGCAGTCAAAAGAAACATAAAAACATATTTAGATAGATATAGAATGTTGACAGATGCAATAAATATATTGGATGCTTTTATTATTAATATCGGAGTTAAGTTTGAAGTTCTCACTTTCCCTCAATATAACAAGAATGAAGTATTGGTCAGGTGTATAAAATCTATAACAGATTTTTTCAATATCAGAAAATGACAAATAAATCAGCCAATTATTGTTTCAGATATAATGAATGAATTGTTATCAGTGGAGGGTGTTAGAAATGTAAACAATGTTCAAATATTTAATAAGTATTTGGAGTCAGAAGGATATTCTGGTAATTTATATTCAATTGAAGCGGCAACAAAAGATGGGATAGTATTTCCATCATTAGACCCGGCCTGTTTTGAGTTAAAATATCCGGGTAAAGATATATTAGGGAAGGCAAGATAATGATAAAATTTACAAAATTACTTGAAGGTATTATAAATGTTGACGTTAAATTTGTAGGTCAGATATTAGATAAATTGAAAAAAGAAATTGGAAATAATATATTGTCAGTTTCTGAGTTATCATCTGTTTTTAGCAAAGCCTTTAAAAAGTATAAGGTACAATTTAAAAGGGAGGATGAAAGACATAATAACGAGGATGCTCGTGCTCGTAAAGTTTCAATATCTCAGGCGGGTACTGAAAAGAATGGTGACATAGTAATATATTTTACTAATTTCTT